GTTACGAAACTGGCTTGCTGGATACGGCGTACGGCTTGATGCTCACTTTACAGGCAAAAACAAGTGGGACACATCCTTCGGTGTTGCGTCAATGTCTAACCTCTTTGGCACAGTCCGCGAAGAAAAGTTTCAAAAGAACAACATTATAGAACTTCCTTCTTCCGAAGGTAGCGAAGGTATAAAGGCTCTTACCCAGCAACTGCTGACTTGGAAGCCTGAGACCAAAGGCAAGACAGATACTGTTATGGCGCTGTGGTTTGCAATTATTCGCATCCGTGAACTTATGCAGACTGGTAGTAATACATCTAGGTATCTCAATAATCGTTGGGCTACTAAAGCACAGATGAATACAAGATACTCAATTAACTTAGATGATGCCTTTGCAGATCAATGGCACGACACATACGGATAGGAACTAATATGATGAAGCCAAAGAAAAATCCTGTAACTAAACTTGTTGCTGCTGGTGCTAAGGCTGCAATTAAAGCCGTTAAGCCTACTGCTGCTAAATCTGCGGCTAAGGCAAATGCTCGCGGACTTAAGGCTGCACAGGGTAAGTCTCTTGCATCTAAAGGTTACAAGCCAGATACTGCTGGTCGCAAAGAAGTTAAGCGTTTTGCTGCACCGCTTGAAAAGGCTAATGGCAAAAAGACTGCTATGCGTATGGGCGCACAAACAATTGATATTGGTCGCTCTTCATTAAAGATTAAAGCAGCACCTAAGAATCGTGGTAAGTAAATGATTAAGCCAAAAAAGAACCCTGTAATTAAAGTTGCTGGAAAGATTGCTAAAGAGGTTACTAAGAAGGTAACTGCGCGAGCAACAAAAGACGCAAAAATTGTTTCTTCTTCTCCATATTTAAAACAAACTCCAAATATGACAATTAAACAGGCTAAGGCTATGAAACAAGGTACAAAGCAACTTTCTAAAACAACTAAAAGAATTTCAAAAGAAAGCAATAGGCGTAAAAGCGATAATTTAAGTGTTGGCGAGTTTAATGATTTTCTAAAGAAAATGGGACTAGATAAGCCAACTACTTTTCCTAGTAGCGGAAAAATGAGAGCACTTGACACTCCTTCACTTGGTGGCAAAATAAACGCTCCATCAAGTATGACTTTAAAAGATGTTAACAAAGCAAGTGCTTTTGATGATGCCCAAAAAGCCAAAGCCTATGCTGCTGCATATCGTGTAGCAAAGCGTGAAACTAAAGGTATGAAAAAGTCTATGGAATCTACTACAACTCGTAGAGTCAAAAAAGTTGCTAAAACAACCGCAGTTGCTGGTACAGCAGGCGGAGCATATGCAGCATCAAAGAAAAAGAAGTCTAAGTAATTTTTAATCAATCGTTAGGACAATAATGCTTTCTATAGAACAGGTAGCGGCAAGAGTTGACTCTTTGCGTTACCGCAATCACGAACGTGATGCGCGTAACCTAGACGTACTCGCTGTCCGTAAAGGAAACATTGCTCAGGTATATCCTAACTTCTTCCCAGAAGGTGTGGATGCAAACGTAGTAGCAAACTTTATTGATATTGTTGCACGTGATTTATCTGAAGTAATGGCTCCGCTTCCAGCGGTTAACTGTTCTGCAGCCAACCAAGTTTCTGATCGTGCTCGTAGTTTTGCTGACAAGCGTACTCGCATTGCATCTAATTATTTCCAGCACTCAGACCTAGCGGTACAGATGTACTCAGGTGCTGACTGGTATTTAACATATGGATTTGTCCCATTCATTATTGAATTGGATGATGAAGCAAGATTGCCACGTATCCGCATAGAAAATCCTATTGGGGCTTACCCAGAGTTTGATCGCTATGGACGTTGTGTGGCATTTGCTAAGCGGTACTCTATGACACTTGGTGAACTGGTATCTCAGTTCCCAGAGTATGATAGACAACTTCTTGGTTCAGATGGTTACAATCAAGACCTTAATGCACAAATTGAGATGGTTCGTTATTACGATAAAGACCAATCTATAATTTATGTACCACGCAGAAGCAACTTAGTTCTTTCTCAAGCGGCAAACCCACTTGGTAAGATGATGGTTGTTGTTGCACGCAAGCCATCTATTGATGGTGAAATGCGTGGACAGTTTGATGATGTACTTGGCATTCAATTACTACGCAACCGATTTGCATTACTTGCAATGGAAGCGGCAGAAAAGTCTGTTCAAGCACCTATTGTACTTCCACAAGATGTACAAGAACTACAACTTGGTGGAGATGCTGTCATTCGTACAGCCAACCCAGCAGGTGTGCGTCGCGTAGAACTTACTTTGCCGCAAGGCGCATTTACAGAACAGAACATTCTTAATCAAGAATTACGTGTTGGTACGCGTTATCCTGAATCTCGTACTGGAAACATAGATGCCTCTATTGTTACTGGTCAAGGCGTACAGGCTCTTATGGGAGCCTTTGATACACAAGTTAAATCTGCGCAAGCAATCTTTGCTGCAACACTTAGGGACATTATTAGTCTTTGCTTTAATGTAGATGAAGTAATCGGACCAGAAGAAAAGACTATTCGTGGTGTTGATTCTGGTTCACCTTATGAAATTACCTACAAGCCAACTAAAGACATCAAGAATGATTACTCAGCAGATGTCCGATACGGAATGCTTGCAGGACTTAACCCAGCACAAGGTCTTATCTTTATGCTTCAAGCACTTGGAGGAAAACTCATTAGCCGAGATATGGCTATGAGAGAACTTCCATTTACGGTTAACGTAACACAGGAATTAGAAAAAATTGAAATTGAAGATATGCGCTCTGCGCTACTTGGTTCACTTACGGCATACACACAAGCAATTCCACAGATGGCTACTCAAGGTCAGGATGCTTCAGAAGTAGTTCGTAAGATTGCTGCGGTAATAAAGGCTCGTCAAAAGGGACAAGCATTAGAGGACGCAATAGAAGCAACCTTTGCTCCGCAGCAACAGGTTCCTCCTGCTGGTGCACCAACTGATGCGGTTGAGCAAATGTCCCCTGCTCCCGCTGGTTCGCCAGCAGGAGGTTCTCCACTACCAGAGCAACCACAAGCAAGACCAGATTTACAAACAATGCTTAGTAGTTTAACTGGTGAAGGGCAAGGGCGTTCAGCCGTAAGAACAGTGAGAGAACGAGCAATTTAAGGGGTAGTAATGGCAGCACGTAAACGTAAAGTTCAAACTGTTGCCGATGAAGGCTACTCAAAATTAGAAGAATACTGTATTTGGCTCAATGAATACAAACGCGCTTTACGCAAAGCAGGTTTTAATAATGATGATGCGTTATGGCTTATTGCTACAAAAGATTCATATCCCGATTGGATAAACGGGATACAACCAAGAGACATTGTTCAACATTTAGAAGATGAGGAAGACTAATGGCTGGTAATGAAAATAGCGGCGGATACCGCCAACCTATGAACCCAGCACCAGTATCACCTCCAGGTGCTTTATCACAACGTACTGATGGCGGAGCCATTGATGGTATGACACAACCAGCACAACGTTATTCTGGATTTGCTTACGGTGAAAACAAAGCACTAGCAGATCAACAGGCTGGTGCACCTATGATGGGTATGCCATCATTTGCTGACATTACTCCACTCGGCGCACCTAGCGTGCGTCCAGATGAACCACTAACTTCTGGTATTAATCGTGGTGATGGTCCAGGAAGTGAAGCAATGCGTGGTCTTGTGCCTAATAATACACCATCATTGGTAGATACTATTAAATATTTAACACAGTTTGACCCATCTGGCGACGCAGAATTAATTTATAGAACACTTACTGACCAAGGTTACTGATGGCGTATTTAAAACCAATAGTCGCTGAAGCGTCACCTAACCTTTACTCTGCCGCTAAGACTGCTAATTTGCAGCCAAATGAGATTAATCAAATTAATCAAATGAGTTCTGCAATTAAAAAGCACCGCGAACTTGTAAAGATGGATGCTGACATTGCAAAGAAAACATTTGATCGTCTTGATTCTAAAGCGCAAGATCAATTAAAGTTTTTATTTAAAGATAGTGATTATGCTAAAGACCCTGATACTGCGGCTGATCGGGTCAAAGGTATTTTTACTGGCGGTTTAAAAATAGCAGCATCACCGCTTATTGGTTTATTTAAAGTAGGTGGACAGTATAACCGTCTTATTAACACACCTTACAAAGTTGCACGTCAGGTAGCACAAGGCGAAGACTTGTTTGCTGGTGATGTTTGGACTGACGCTTGGAATGGCACCAATATGTACGACAATAAAGCGTTGTCGGAAGTTACAGCATACTTTGGCGATTCAGATGTATTTGTTGCAAAAGGATTATTAGCAGGTAAGACTCCAGGTGAAATCCTTGAATCATATGGCAAGATAGATAATACAATTCTTGAGTCAATTAAAAAAGCATATGATGCACCTAAAGATTTTAATAATGTTCTTCAGGGTGTAAAGTACACACAGATTTCCCCAGGTCGTGACATTGCACGTATGCTAGATGCTAGACCACCTGCAAGCGGTGGCATCAGCGGTGATTATCTAGCAGGTAAGAATCAAAATATTTCTGGTGCTATTGACTTTGTTTATCAAGTTGCAGTTGACCCATTAACTTGGTTAACAGGCGGTCTAAGCAAGGGTATTACCAAAGGTGACCGTATTGCTAAATCTGTTATTGAAATGATGGATAACGGTGTACCTGTTGAACGGGCTATAGAAACAACATTTAAAACTGAACCACGTCTTTACGAGTTCTGGGACAAAGGACTTGGACCAGCCCTTAAAACATATTCAGAAGCAAAGGGTTCTGCTAAGGCTCAAGCCTTTGATGATATTAGCAAGCGTTTTCCTGGTTATAGAAATCGTGAAGCGGTTGAATCGTTAACTCAAAAAAGCGATCAACTTCCAAAAGGTGTAGTTGATGCAGCATCTGCTCAGAAATACTTTGAGAATGCGGCTAATCTTAATTTACTTCTTGCTGGTCGTGTTGATGGTTTAACTTATATGCGTAGTGGTGTTGCTGTTGCGCGTTCACGTCGTTTAACGGCTGATGGTCTTGTTAGTTATCTTGATTCTGTATTTAATAATACAAGACGTACTACTTTTGCTGGAGCGGGACGCAGTGCAGAAGAACTTGATAAATCACTAGAACCAGTTGCTCAGGCTTTACTTAATTCACAGGATGCAATTAAACGTTTAGAGAATCCAGAATTATCTGATATGAGAGTATTGCTAGAAGCAAACTCTGAAATTAAACGCTGGAAAAAAATTGGCAGACTAGCAGCACGTTCAGCCTCAGGGTTAGAAGTTCGTATAGGCAAAGGTGCTGTTGGTACTGCTGCTAACTTTACGGCGCGTGCTCGTCAACTTCTTCCTAAGGATATGGCTGAAGCATTAACTGTTAAGTTTCTTGACTCAAATGTTGGCGAACAGATTGTTATTTTACGTAATCTTGATGCAGCAACTATGTATTCTATGGGTCTAGGTGGCGACATTCGTGGTATAGAATTAATGGAAAAAATCCTTAAAGACAAATACGGCGAC